AAAAAATATTTCCTACAGGTGTTCCTATGTTTACACCGCCAATAGCTATAGCAGCAGTATTAATATCGAGACCGTTAAGTAGTACAGATTTTACTTCAGTCCATTGTTTTGTAGAACTACCTAAGTTATACACACTTGATTGGTCAGGAACTATATTACTAGCAATTTCACCATTTAATACTATGTCGTCTGTATTAGCATCACCAAGTGTAATATCGCCGTCGAATGTAACATCACCTGTTGCGTGTAAACCGCCTGTTACATTTGTATTAGCATATATGTCTACCTCTCCTGTGCCGCCCGGAGATAAATCTAAATTACTATTAGAATGTGTAGTGCTTATGTTATTTTGATCGATGCGAATATTTTCTAATTGAACAGCTCTATCTATTGTAAGGTCTTGTCCAATAGTTAAATTTGTTGTTGACGTTGTGCCGGTTGCTTGTATATCAACAACTGTAGTTGTTCCGCTTATTGTAACATTGTTATCTATAATAGCACTATCTTCTAATAAAATATTTCCAGTACTATTTGCAGTTAGTTGTAAATTTGTATTAGCAGAATATGTTGTAATAACATTGTCATTAATATCTATGTCAGCAGTTTGTAGACGCGGTATATTAACATAATTTCCAGCACTTATAATAATATCGCCTGTTGGTACTTCTATTCTGCTGTTTGTAAATTCAAAATTTCCTATATTAGCAATAGTAGTTGCTATTAAATTTGTAGTTTGTGCAGTATCTGATATTAATAAATCCCTACTAGGAGTCTCAGTATTAATACCAATTCTATTATTATTAACATCAAAGTAAAGTAAAGTAGATGCAGGATCGAATCTGTCGTTACTAAACGCTAGATCTATACCGTTTCTTTCTAAGTTGGCTTCTAAGAGCGGCCCTGATATTCTACCTAATTGTCGTGACATACTGTATTTCCTATACAGTATTTATTGGATTTACTTGTCGAAGTTGTGTAGCACTGTTACTGCTTTGCCTACAGGTACAGCAGTGCCAAAGTTTAGATAGTATCCAGGTGTTTTGCCTCCTGGATTTTGTACTAATGTGTAGTTTGTATTGTGGATTTGAAAAACGTTTTCAACAAAAACTAAAATTGCTTGGCCGCTTTCTGGTACAGGATAATCTCCGTCACCGTTATTGAGTGGTCCAAACAATGTTTCTACAGAGTCACCTACTCCTAAGTTTTGTTGTACTATAGCTCTTGGTTCTTTGTATCTAAGTTTACGCCACTGGTCGCCTTGTCTAACTTCAAAGTCGTCTAGTTCAACATTATATCTAAGATAACCATTTAAAGGATAAAACGGTCTATTTTCAGTTCTGCCTTTTGGAACTAGTACACCCTTTTTAGAATCGAGAATTACTTGATCGTTTGCGTCATACTGAACTCCGCTGCCGCGAATGCTACGTAAATTTGTAGTTTGACGTTTTATTAATCTCATATTAGACTTCCAAATAACTTACTGTTGCACTTAAATTAGTTGGTGATTCACCTAGTATAATAATACTATCTCCTTCTTCTAGTACAACTTTTTCACTATCAAATGTAAATGTTTCTCCTGCTGGAAGAACTAATGCTCTAATAACCATATTTTGATCGCCTTTCGGTTCACCGCTTGGTACAAAGTGCATATCGAAGTTTGTTTCTCCATCTTCTTCGTGATCTGGATTTGGTAGCCAAGTATTACAAATCATAATAGTTGTAATTGCATACCTTTTTCCCGCTGGCACAGTTAATAGTGTTGTATCTGTATCTATTATTAATGCATTCTCTATTGCCATTATTATTTCCTTTAAAACAACATACTGTAAACTAACGATCTGTTGTTGCTTATTATTTCATCTCTTGTACTAGAACTATTTACAAAATATAGTCCAGTATTACCTGTATCTTCGACTTTAGAATAAATTTTAATACCGTCACTAGGAGCAGTAGGCTCGCTAGCAGGGTCATCTACGCTAGGAGTAGCATTAATATGCATTTGGTCGTCTATCCTAACCGATCCTGTGCCCGGTGCAGACAAAATTAAATCAGCATTAGATTCTACTGCTTCAATTTTTGTGCCTGCAATTCTTAAATCATTAAATTCTAACCTGTTAGCATAAAATTGTGCAACAGGAACATTATCTATTCCAAACTCTATATAACTAGGAGTTCCGGTTTCTTCTATGTCGTGTGTTTCAACATAGGTAGGACTTACGGTGCCTTCGTCAATTCTACTTTGGAACGTTGTTGCTAAAACTAATGACACATAATCGTCTACGTATTTTTTATTTGGTATATGATCATCGTCTGTAACTTGTGCTTCATAGCTAGAAGTACCTGTTACACTTATTACTCCTGTGCCGCTATTAATTAAATATAAGTCGCCGCCGCCAGTTGTAATACTGCCCGTTCTAATTCCTACAAGGTCTCCGCTGAGGTCTTTAAAATGCCAGCCACCGCTTTTTAATGTTTCTGTATTTGGATCTAACCACTGGACATCTTCATCAAAAACAAATCGCTGATTTTCTAAAGATCCTCTGTCTATTTCTAGCCCAGACTCGTCTAAACTAATACCAGAACCTGTCTCGCCATCATTTAAAATTATGATGTTATCGTTAATAGATGTGTCAGTGGACTCAATAATAGTTTGAGTCCCTCTGACTTCTAAATCTCCCGTAACAATTACTTTTCCGTTGCCAACGCCGGTATTTAATTCTATTTCGCCGCCGTTGGTTACTTTGATATAGTAATTGCCGTTAGGTACATTAACAAAACGAGACATTATCTATTCCGTTAGATTGCTGTTAATCTTAAAACAGTCTCTGTAGAATCGTCTTCAACAGTCCACTTGTAACGGTTGTTGCTAAAATCTCTAGCAGTTCTGTTGTACAATTTCTTAATACGAACTTGTGTTCCAGTACCGTCGTCCAGTGTGCCGTTGATTGACATTTCGTTAGCACCTAGTGCGCCTGCTGCTTTATCAACTAATGTACAAACACCTACGTTTCCTTGGCTGTTTACAGATTCTAAATCACCTGGGGTAACGTTAGTTCCTGTTTTCTTATCGTTAACAATAAATTTGCTAGCACTGCGCTGACGTATAATCAAACCTTCTTCAGACTCTGCAAAAGAAGCAACTTGCACGTTTACTGTGATGTTAAAAAAGGTATCGTTAAGAGGTGCAAAACGTGCATCGTCTGCATCTGCTAATCTACCGAAATATCTTTTATTAATTGGTCGTCCCATTTTTTTCTCCTAATATTGACGTTCTAGGTCTACGCGGCGGGTCCGCATAAGTCCTCATCAAGAGGCTCATCCTCATTGACACAAGTATTTATCTTTATTATAAGTTTATGAAAAAGAATCTAAATTGCTTATCTTAGATTTTAAGGTATCGCGCAAGATTTGATAATTAGTTAATAAATTTTTTCTATTATGAAAAAATCTTGATTTATTTTCTAACATATAATCTTGCCAATAGCTAATTGGCTTAGCACAAAATTTTTCAATTTGGTCTACTAACATTTTTTCTCGTTTTATTACGTCTATTTCATTATCATAAGACAGATCGAATATATCATCAAACATATCAAACCCTTGATTTTTTAATAATTCAACTTGAAAAGGTGTGCCAAACACCAATGGTATCTGATAATACCAAAAAGGTTTTGTAGATTTTTCTGTAAAGTGAGCTCTGTCAGACCTAGTTTGTGTTCTATATTTTTCTTGATACATCCAACCAACGTGTGTCTCTTGTACAACATTCAAACACACTCTGTCTAAACCTCTACCTTCTACTTCCCACTGATCTTCATCGGGGTGGTTTAAGGTGACTGGAAAACGATCGTGTAAATGTTCTGGTATTAATTTATACCAAAGCATATTTTGTTTGAAATGCGGGTGCGTAAAAAATTCTTCGTGGCCGCACCATCCGCACGACACGTATCCTTTTTTATCTAAACCTCTTTCTATTAGATCTACAGTTATTCTTACTCGTGAATATCTTGCACGACGAGCAAGACTGCTAAACAGCGTATCTTTTTCTGCAATAGCTTCTTCAAATTCTTTATACGGTTTTTCGGCAAATGCGTAGTAAAAAAATGGACTTTGTGCAAAATGCATATTAAATTTATCTGTTATTCGCAGCTCGAATCCACCGTCTATTATAAGAATATTTTTCCATCCTTCGTTGTGCAAGTAATCGCTAACAGCAGTCCATACTAACGTGTGCATAACTTCAAATTCGTACACTAAAATTATATTTTTATTTTGTAGATCTGTTTTTGTACTTTTTTTATGATCTTTTTTAAATTTTTTATTTGCCCTATGTGTCATAGACATTATTTCGTCTTCTGGAACATCTAAATAATTAACAATATAGGTATTGTCGTCAATAATATCACTCCATTTATCCCAATGTAGTGACGTATTCATGCTATGTAAAATTCTAGATTCGTGATATAAATGCATACGGTATTTATTGTTACAGAAATACTGGTCAAAAAAATAGGCTCCTAAGAGCCTATTTTCCGTTTTATAAAATATAAAACTTAGCTGAAGCTTACATTACCTGAGGTAATTGCAACTTCACCTAGGTAGTCACCTGCGTTACCTAGAGATGACGCTGTGTTAGATAGCTCAACGTAGCCATAACGTGTCATAAATGATACGACTGGCTCGAATGTAGCTGGGTCTAATACAACACCGCTGCTCATCAATGGAATGTATGGGCAGTAGAATGCTGCTGCGTCTGACTCTGAAGAGCCTTTGTAACCAACAAGTACAGGTGTGTTATCAGCTGCATATGAATCAACATACACTTTCATTGCGTTGTTTAATGTACCAACCAACTTAGTGTTTGTAGGTGCTTCAAAAGAACCTTCTGTTGTTCTAGCAAATGCTGAAGTTGTAGCACTTTGTAGGATTGTTAACGCAAATGGGCTAACAACTGCAAAGTTACCAGCACCACGTCTTGTACGCTGTGCAATCAAGTTAGCAACACGGTTGATTTGAACAGCTAAAGCAGCGTGTTCGTCACCAACAAATGTAGCAGTACCTGATACAGCAGCTTGGTCATATGTTTCATATGTACCAGCCAATGAACGTAGGCTTCCTAATACTTCTTGATCAATCTCAGCGGTAATTTCTTGTGCTAAAGCAGCCATAATTTCTGCTTCAATATCAATACCGTGCTGTGACTGAGCGTCCTGTGCAGATTCAAAAGTCCAGCGAGCTGATAGCTTTCTGGTTTTTGCTTCTACAGTTTGCTTTAAGATTTGAATGCTTAGTTTCTTACCAGCTTGTCCTTCAAGAGCGGCTGTAGCAGCAGCTTTTGCAGTTGAGCTAGAAGAATTAGCTGAATAGCCCTGAGCAATTTCAAATGGGCTTAAAGCTTCTGTTCCAGCAGCAAATTCACCTGCGTCTGCGTAACGCACACGTAGTGTATGAATCTGACCGACTGGTCCAGTCATAGGTTGAACACCAACTAACTCGTTTGCAATAACGGTTGGCATTACACGTCTAATAACTGGAAGAATAACTCTGTTTAGAGTTGCGACATTACCGGCGGAAGTTGCACCTGCTGTAGCGGCTTCTGACAAATACTGCTTAGTATTTTCAAGTGTTGTAGCCATTACTGACTTCTTGTTGCCATTTAAGCCTTCAAGTAGTGCGTCTTTGGTCTCCTGCCAGCGACTTTCTAGTAGTTCTGACATCATTATCTCCTTAATTTAATCCAGCAAGACGACGAATGTCAATAACATTACCGTCCTCTGCTTGTCTACTAACGTTAGATTTTTCTTCTCTGTTGCCTGTTATTTCTTTGCCTTCTACTAATGTTGCCTTTCTCTTGGCTGGAGTACCGCCGTCAATGACGCTCGGTAAATACTTGTCAAACTGTGTTCTAAGTTTTGCAGTTTGGACAGATTCCAGTAAGTCTGTCATAATTTCACGCTGGTCTTTGCTTAATGGCGCAACCAATTCGTTCATTATGTCTTTTCTTTGAGCATTTTCAGTGATCTTTGTAATTTCTTTCTCTTTAGATTCAACTAACTTAACTGCTTTTTCAGTAATAGTTTTTGCTTCTGAAAGTTGCTTGTCTTTTGCGGCAAGTACCTTCATAAGTTTTGCTGTTTCTGATTTTTCATTTAAGTAAGAGTTAGAATACTCAGATGCAAATGCTTCAAATAATTTACGACCAAAGTCGTTTTCTCGTGCAGCATCAATGTCTTCTTTAAGTTGAGTAATTTCTTTTGAAAGTCCTTTCTCAACTGCTTCTGACACTAATGTAGCACTTCTTTTGATAAAGTCTGATTTGACTTTAGCAAAGTGCGACTTAGCTTCACGTACTAAACGTACTTTTGTTTCTGCTAGGTCTTTTTTATCTTCATAAAATTCTGCAATTTCATTGGATAGTGCTTCAACTACAAATTCTTCAAGCTGGGCAAATTTTTCTGCCATAGCTTTCTGATCTTCATGTAGTTCTGAAACTTCAGTAGTTAGTTGCTCCATTACAAAACCTTTTAATAGCTCTGCGTTTTCACGCTGTGCTATTGCATATTTTGCTTTGGCTTCTGCTAACTGTTTACGATCTTCTGCAAATTCTGAAATTTCAGCTTGAAGGCGCTCTTCAAGCATAGCGTCGACAGCTTCAATCATGTTCTGCTTGTCATGCTCGTACTTGGTTGCAAATTCTTCGCGGAGTTCAGCAGTCACAGACTGTCTGTTCTCTTTGATTTTTGCTTCCCACGCTTCTTCAATTTCTTGACGCACTTCTTCAGAAACTACATCGTTTTCAAAAAGTGTTTTTAGTGCATCCAACATATTTTTCTCCTCAAATTTATCGGAGTTTGCTGATTATGTTAATCAGCGATTCCTTAAGATACTTTTGTGCCTTTTCGTCGTTTTTAGTTGCCTGTGCTAGTTCGTATGCCTTGTACCCACCACGTGCATTCATTAAATGTTCGTAGATTGGCGTAGGATACGCCCCAGGAGCACTTGGCTGTGCAACGACATCCACGGTGATGATTTCAAATCCTGAAACCTCACCGCTTCCGTCTTCACTTACATTTCCTGATCCTCTTGAAGAAACGCCTAGTTTTACACCTGCTTCGAGCATTGTTTTTACTAGTTGTCCCATAGGAGTAGGTAATACTTTTAGTTTTCCATAACCATTTGGTCCGTCCATCCACATTTCTGTAATCATGTGCGACACACGGTCTAAGTTAATGTTTAGGCCTTCTGGATGATCAACTTCACCGAGAACACTATAACCTCCGCTTATTTGATCGTTGAGAGTTTTGACAGCCCTGCCAATTTCATTTACAGGATACACTCGCTGATTAGCGTTGCGGACACCACCTTGTATGCAAATACCTTTCATGTAAAGATCTTTGCCTTCGTTGGTGCTTTCGACGACCATTTGTGCCTGGTCAAATGTCAAATGCTCTCGTAGATTAATCATCTAACTAGCCCTCTTCTTATTTGCCGCCAATGATTGATTTCTTATTAGCAGCGGTTTCGCCTGCGCCTTTCTTTTCAGCGCCATGGCCTTTTGGTTGTGCCTTCATTGACTTAGAAGCTTTTCCACCTGGAACATTAACATTACCCATGTTATCTTCCTTTTCTGATGGATTTGCTAGTCCGCCGGCTGTACCTTTAGTGTCAGCTTCGCCGCCTTGAACTAAATTAGACGCTGTTCCGCCCATATCGTTCTTACCAGCTACTGTTGACTTGGTGTTTGTACCAGCTTCTTCTGACTTGTTAGCGTTAGATGCTTCTAAACCACCTTTGCCAGCAATTTTTTCTACGTATTCACGCATTTGCTCTGCTTCTGATTTTGGTGATTCGTCAACTTCTTCGTCTGCTTCGTCAACTTCTTCGTCTGTGGCTTCGCCAAAGTCAAAGGCTTCTTCTTCGCCTTCTTCGTCGCCTTCTTCCTCATCGCCCATATCCATGTCAGCAGCATCATCTTCGCCACCTTCATCAGACATCATTTTTTCAAATTCAGCTTTGAGATCATCAAGCGCATCTTCTAGGTCAACGACTCTATCTTCTAGTTCTTCGTCGTCGCCTTCGTCGTCGCCTTCGTCGTCCATAGCGTCTTCAATGTCACCCATCATATCATCTGCTGGATCACCGCCCATGTCGTCATCTGCTTCGACTTCAAATTCGTCAAGATCAAAGTCTTCTTCGACTTCTTTGTCTTCGTCTTCGTCTTCTTCTTCGTCAGTAGCTTCGTCTACTTCTTCGTCAGTAGCTTCGTCTACTTCTTCATCAGTAGTTTCATCAACTTCTTCCTCAGAAGCTTCATCAACTTCCTCTTCGGATTCTTCGTCTACTTCGATATCGTCTTCAAGTAGATTTTCATAAATCTCTCTTGATTTTTCTACAACGATTTCGTGGAATAATTCTTGTGCTCCTTCGCGGTCCTCGTTTACAAGGCGCTCGAGCATCTCTTCAAACTTGTTACGATCTGCCATTTTTTATCTCCTATAAATGATTGTTTACCTATGGTAAGGCTGTCACTATTATTTATATGAAATGTGTATATGCGAGGCAAAACGGGGCCAAAATAGCCTGGTTTTGTGAAAAACTGTTAATTTTCGTAGATTTTTTGAAAATCTTCGATTAAAATTGTACTAAAGTTCTCAAATTTATTTAGTTCTTCCGGACGATAATTATCTGGTGCTATAACTCTTACAAACTTAATGTGCGGATTTTCTTTAATAACATTAGTAGTTTGACGCATCCAATTACCAAAAAATGTTGCTCCATCTGTTGATTTTTTATAGTTAGGAGTATCTGCATACATATTATTAAATTTTTGTCCGTCTTTTAAACCTTTGTAGTCAAATCCTAATATGTAAATGGTTTCATATTTGTGTTGTGCTGCAAGCCACAATGCTGTAGGACCAGAACTCCAACCTTTAGATGGATTGAAAAAATTAAATTCTTTAAATCTACTTATAGATTTTTGAGGGTTGGTCCATATGTTAGGATTTTTCTTATGATAGCCTGCTTTGTGTAATTCTAAAATCATTTTTACATCTACTGCTACTAAGTAGTCAGGGTCAAATGTTCTATAAATTGCATTACAAGCATATACCTTGCCGTAAGATTTTAAATTTTCTGGATTAATAGGTTCTCGACTTGTGCCGTTTCCTAAAACAAAGGCGGTACTTCCGTCTGAAATTGGGATAATATCTGGTTTGTGAGATCGAGTGTCGGGTTTATATTTTGAAACGTCTTCGTCTGGAGTAGAAAGAGATTGTGTAGAAAGAGACTTTGTAATATTTTGTTGTCTTTGTTCTAATTGTTTTTTTAATTTTGTTTCTTGCTTTTCACGCCGGCGCCACTCCATTAATTTAGCGACTTCTTGTTTTGTTAAACCTTTTTTGGATAATTTAGCCACACGTTAAATTCCGGCTTCGGCGTTTGCGGCAACTCCATACATTTGTCTAACAAAATCTAATTCCTT